CGATGTCGTTGGTGTCGCCGTTCTTGGCGAAGCCGACGACCGCGAAGGTCTGCGCCTTGCGGTTGCGGAGGACAGAGGCATCAATCGAGGGGGCGGTAGACATATCGGGGGCATCTCCCAGGGTTGGCACCCACTCCGGGTGCGGGGGTTACTTGCGGTCGCGGTCAACGCGGCGGGCGGTGTCGCGGGCCTTCTGCTCAGCGTCGGCGGGCTTGACCCCCGCCTCCACCAAGCGGCGGGTGAGGTCGTCCATCGCCTTCCGCCCGTTCTGATGCTCGCCGCTCATTCAGACACCGGCATGGTCAGGCGGGCGGAGGGGGTGACGGAGAGGGATTCGGTCAGGGCGGCCCACGCCTTCTCCATGCGCTTGATGCGATCCTGCCGCGCCTTGACGCCTGCCGCGAGGTGCGGGTTAGAGGTCGCGGCGTTGATGGTGCGCTCCAGGGCGGTACGCTCGACTTCCATCAACTGCACATAGACCGGCTGCGGAATCTGCGGGATGATCCCGTTGTCCACGAGCCAGCGGCGGAACTCCCGGAACAGGGCGGCGGCGTCATGGGCGACAGCAGCGCCGTTTCCGAGGATGGTGTAGGTGACGCCCTCCACCTTGCCGGGGGTGCGCTCGACAGCGAACACCCACGCTTTGCCGCCGCCGACGCAGGGATAGGCGCGGACGTAGTTTTTCCAGGGGCCGAGCCGATGATCGGTCGGCTCCAGGATGACCGCGCCCTTGCGGGCCAGACCGGTACGGAGCGGGGCGTCATCTACGCCGATGGGGCGCCCGTTGCGGTCAAGCACAGCGCGAACGCCGTTGACCCCAGCGGTGCTGATCTGCTCATCAAGGATGGGGAGGAAGCCGCCATCGGCACCTTCAACGAACTCCCATCCGGTCGGGAAGTGGGAATAGAACCAGCGCGGGCGGGCCTCGCCTGGGGGCAGCATCCCCTCCTCGACAGACGAGGGAGAAGGGGCGCGGGGGGCAGCGATCGTTACGGTAGGCATATCGAACTCCGAAGATCAGGGAGAGGGAGGGAGGCCGGATCAGGCGTCGGTCGTGATCTTGACCGCGCGGGCATCCTCGGCCTCGGCAACGCCGGGGTACATGTTCAGGATCATGCTGGACATCGCGTTCTCGGCGTCCCGGTCGCGCTCGATGAACATCTCGGGCGACTGCATGATGATGTCGGCGGGGTTGATCATGGAGCTAGAGAGGAGCTGCGCCACATCCCCGAGGGTGTAGGCGAAGGCGCCCTGCGAGAACATACAGCCCTGCCGGTCGGCGTTCGCGTTGGCGAGCCGCACCTTGTCGCTCTGGTAGACCTTGACCCCGAGGAGGTCGCCACGGAAGGCCACGCCGGGGTTCTTGAACATCCCCTGGATGTCCTCCCGGAACTGGATCGCGCCGCCCTCACCCCGGATGGACTCGATGAGGTCGTTGACCTGAACGTTGTGCAGCACCGCCGCCAACTGCTGCGGGTTGTTGGCGAGGTTCAGCGTGTAGATCGCGTTGAAGAAGTCGTTGGCGCTCATGTTGACGCCGGAGGTTCCGACGTTGCCGGAGACGCCGGAGAACAGGCCGGTGAGCAGGGAGGCGAGGGTCTGATCCACGCAGAGGGTCAGCGCGGCCACGACCGTCTCCAGCGTGACGGGGGCGCCCCGGCTGGTGATGCCGAACAGATCGGTGGGCTGCATCTTCAGGATGTAGCGGCTCGGGGTCAGGTCGAAGTTGCCGGTTGCGAGGGCGGTGTTCGACGCGCCGCCGCTCGTCTCGGACGAAGCCGCAGCGGCGGTGTAGGCCATGCTCACCTTGGCGACGTTCAGCGTAGACGAGGGGCCGGTCAGGGGCCGGAACTCCATCAGATCCCGCAGGCCGGTCTGGCTGTCGTACAGGTTGACGTGCAGCATCGCCGCGAGGATCTTCGCGATACGGCCGCCGTCAGTGATCAGGGTCGCGTAGGAGACTTCATTTGCCATCGGGGACTCCAGTACAGGGGGAGGGAGGAAGTTGCTTCTCTCTGCCTACACCCTGTATCGGCGGGCGCCCGGTGGCGATACCGATAGCATTACCGGTATCGGGCCATCCGTCAAGGGGGCTACTTGGGGGGGCTGTACCGCGCCTTGACCCCTGCCAGATTCTTTACCACCTCGTCGAAGCTCATCGCGTCGATCTCTGCATCGCTGTACCCGCCCGACCGCGCCGGGGGTGCGCCGGTACGGGAGGCGCCGCCGTTCGGATCAGACTTCGGGGGCGGCTTCGTGACGGGGGGCGCAGCGGCCTCCTTCGCGGGCGGCTTCGCGGCGGGGGGCGCCTCGTCGCGCAGGTAGGAGCGCAGCCACCGGGTACCGGCGCCGTCGTTCGCCTCGCGCTGCCCCTTCAGCCATTCGGCCAGGGAGGGGCGCTTGCCCTCGGCGTCGGGCTTGACGCTGCTGTACCGGGACAGCACCTCCTCCCGCGTCTCGGCGTCGTCGGCGAAGCCGTGGCGGTAGAGGGCGCCGTCGAGCTGGGCTTCGATGATGCGGGGGGCAAACTGCGCCTCCACCTCCTGCCGGATCTGATCGCGGATCGGCTTCAGGGCTTCGGGGTCGGTGGCGCGGGCCTTCGCGGCCTTCAGCTCCTCCCGCGTCAGCTTGTGGGCAGACAGGGGGATGAAGGGCTTGCCGTCGATGTCCTGATAGACATGCGCCCCGATCTCAGGGTCGAACTCCCCGAGGCGCAGGGCGCGCCCGTTTACGTCGGTGACAGTCTGCGGCGGGGTGTGGACGGCGGGGGGCGTTTCATCGGTAGGCATGTCGAACTCCGATAGGAGGGAGGGTGATCCAATCCGCAGCCTGCTCCCACCTGGGAGATGGCCGGATTGACTGCGGAACAAAGCACCTGCGGGAGATATAACAGATCCGGTCGTCGTGCCACACCAGCCGCATGTACACCGGATCGCCGGGGCTGTCCTTGCGGGCAACCTGCGCGCCTGCCTTCATCGCGGCGAGGGCATCAGGCCATGTCATCAGGGGGCTATCCGGCATAGCGGCTCAGGATGGAGCGCGCCCACCGCGCCCCCGGATCGCCGCCCCATCCGTTCCAGGCTTGCCACCCCTTGCCCTTGTCGGCCCAAGTGGCGCCCTGCTTATCGACGAGGTGGCGGGCGAAGTAGGAAGCCATCCGGCGGATCGTGTCGAGGCTGACGGGGCGGCGGTTGGCAAGGTCGCGGGCGCGGGCGATGCCTACCGGCGTCATGCCTCGGTTCGACGGAGCGGAGAGGGCGCGCACCTCCAGCGCAGCGGCAGCAGCGGCAGCGACGGGGGCGGGCGGGGTGAATGTGCGGGGCGCAGCATCGGCACCGGCAGCGCGGGCGGCTGCTCCCTGTCGAGCGGCAGAGGCATAGGCGCGGGCGCGACTGGTGGCGCTCCCGGCGGTGTAGGTGTAGACCTTCCCGGCCTGCCCCCACCGATACCCCGGCTGCCCGTCAACGGTGGCGCGTTCAACCGGCATCGTCAGATCCAGGAGGCATATCCTCCGCGTCCTCCCCTTCCTCGTCGGCCTCCTCCGTGCCGAGCAGGGCGAGCGCATCCACGATCAGGCGGCGCGCATCTTCGGGGCTGGCAGTCGCGGCGCGGGACAGGAGGTCAGTCAGGGCGGCGTCATCGTCGGGCATGTCCTCGGCGTCGTCCTCGCCTTCGTTCTCCGCTTCCTTCTCCGCTTCGATCTCTGCGATCAGTGCATCGATCTGCGTGTCGGTGATGCCGGGGTTGCGCCTGCGGATCGCGCCCCGGCGGGACAGTAGGCCCAGCTCCAGATCACCCTTGATGACCTCCTGATCCGCCTTCGCCTCCTCTGGCGAGGTCGTCAGGGTCGCGTACTGGATCGACCATGCAGCCGGATCGGTCGGCAGGTCGGGGCGACCGAGGAGCGCGGCAGCCTTCGCCATGAGGAGCTGATCGGCCATGCGGGAGGGCGGGATCAGCTTCTTCTGTTGGTCGCGCTGCCCCTTCCGCGAGACGACGATGGAATAGCCGGAGAGGCCGGAGGAACCGCGCTGGATGTCGGCAGGAGACAGGCCGGCGCCGACAGCCAGCCCGGCCTCGTAGCTCTCGATTGCGGCGCCGAGGGTGGAGGGGTCGCAGGCGGGCTGCCACTGACCGGCGTTTGGGGTGCTGTAGGCATCGCCGCGCCGGATGCCGTGGATCTGGATGACCGTCTGCGGAGTCATCACAACCGTCTGCACGCCCATCACATCCGTCCCGGCGCTGCTGACGGAGGTAGCCGGTACGATGCCGTCAATCAGGTAGCGCTGCGGGTGTGTCCCGTCGCGCACCCCCGCAAACCAGAACGTCCAGAGCGCCGAGGCGTCGAGCGTCCCGGCTACGGCCTCCTGCCCGGCGAACGGCTCCCGGAGGTGATCCCCGACCCGGCGATGGCAGACGACGTAGGGGAGAACAGGGCGCTCCTGCACATCCCGGTAGCCATCGGGCCAGCCATCGGCACCGGCATAGGCGGCGGTCATGTCCACCCAGCCGTCAACGTCTTTGCCCGAGGCGTCCCTCG